ATAACTTCGGAAGCCCACCGGCAAGGAATGAAATCACTGTGGATAACAAAGTTAGCATTATTCATTTCTCCCAATTAACCATGCTGCGAACGCTATCGGAACAGCCAGTATTGCTACAACAATCAGAGCGGCTATCAAATTCTGTGCGGCCTTTGCCTGATTGCGCCGCTGTTTTGCTTGAAGTCTTTCCCGGCTTTCCCTGATGAATCGCCGCTCCTCCATCATCTCGCGGTACACATCAACGCCGAATCGGTAAACAATCAACTCGCGCAATTCCTTCTCTTGCTGTTCAATCTTTTTTCGCCGCATCAGGTTATCGAGAGCTTCCTGCTCTACACTTCCCTTATGGAGCAGCTTCTTAAACAGTGGCGGATCGCGGGATTCTTCCTCGGCCTGTTTGAGATCAGCACAAGCCCCGAACCAGGTGCCTAACTGCCCACCAACGTCTTCGAGTTCGCGCCCAGCTTCAACAGCCTTCTTAATGAAGTTGAACGCGCTCGTAGCGGCAGCAAATGCTGTAACAGGATCAAGCACAACACTACTCCGCCCTCACAGATTACTTATCTGCCTTCTCGTCGAGCTTGTCGAAGATACGACACAACGAAGCATCAATCTTTTGCAGCTCGACCTTGTAGTCGGCCTTACTGACATAGACATGAGGCAAATCGCGGACATCCTTATCCAGCCTGTCAATTGCCGTGTAGATGCGGTTAAACGTCCATCCACCGAAAAATGCGGCGACGGTGATGGCCAAGTTAAACAAGGTCTGATAATCCACGATCTACTCCTTACGGTTTTTCAGGCCAAGTGATTGTGGTGGGGAAGCCAGCTTGCTGTGGGACATCACGCAGAGCTTGACGGTAGGTCGCCCATGCTGCTTTGTCTACAGGAGCATCAGCAACTTGTGTCCAGTCGGATTCGGATAGTAAGCGATTGCGCTGTGATCGTGCGTCTGCCTCAAGTTGTGTAGTATCAACGAATGAGGCTGGGGCATCAGCGGGATTCTCACTGATGGTGTATGCACCAAGGATTGAAAACTGGAAATCAGCCCCATCGCAACGAAGCCTATCATCTAGCGTTTCAATGACCGAAAATGGGCCAATGTTGCCTGCCTGCCTTACGATTGTCTTCATGCCAGCAACTCCATTTTGATTAGCTCATTCCCTGTTGCAACCCAGTTTTCTCTGTCATTGCGTCCAACCGAACCAATCGGCAGAACTGCGACAAGAGGATAAAACAGCAGACCAGAAGAGCCAATTCTGGTTTCAAAACTTGCAAGGCCCGAGCCAGTATTAGACTGGTTACGGATTGCATAACCGTATCCGGTGCCGTAGAAGTTTGCTCTATTGCGCGCCAACGCAGGTGTGTTGGTACCAGCATTCACCTCAAACATGGTATTAACAGCGGGCACTGCTTGTAACAATGTTTTGTTAATTGCTGGGCTGCTTCCACTACAGTCAAAAGATATTATGTTGTAGGAACCGGGAGTACCAGTGAGAAACTCTTGAACAATCACGTTTGTTCCATCAAGATATGCGCAACTTCTTCGAGTATTAAAGTTAATACTCAAAGTGCTAACAGCTGTTCCAGCTGATGCTGTTCCAGATGAATCCGTCAGAATGTTTGCGCCTTGTCCAGCTGTGCTGCTTGCACTGACAACAAATACTTTTGACGAAGATACAGCTATGCAATCCCAATAACCATTAGCGGCTCCTGCGCTAATCAAAGTTGCTGTGGAAATTGTGGTTGTTGTGCCGGTTAACGTAACAATACCACCAATAACTGTTTGTGCACTATTGTCAAGGTAAATAAGACAAAAACGCGTACCTAGCGCAAAAAACTTATTTATTAATGGTGAACCAGCTACGGATGTAGTTGTGCCTGTTCCAGCCGTTAGAGTTGAGCCGCTTACAGTGTAAGGCGTCGTATAAATTGAGTTTAAACTGGTTGAATATGAAGCCACGATTATCTTGTCGCCGGTTGCCACAACTGTCAAATCTGAATTACCAGAGGGGGCTGCCTCACTGCCGATGGTCACCGTTGTCCCACTGATTGATATGGCGCGTACTTGCCGTGCTGGCGTAGCCACGTTGTAGTTGATGACAAAGCTATTTGGCAATGATGGGACAGCCACAATCCCGTTGCGCGAGATGAACCCGCTAGTATTGCCAGAAAGAGTCGCCGTTGCTGCGGTGTTCGCAGTCAACGCCAGCGTCCCGGTGTTCAACGAAACAACAACAGCCTCCAGCGCGGTGCTAACAGCGGTACACGACACTACAAGCAACTGCGTTGACGTATGCTTAATGGCAACTATGTTTCCAACCGCGCAATTCGTTGCCCTTACCACCAGCGGGCTACCGAACGCATCGGTTGAGTTTTTATGGGCTACCGCAACAACATTTCCGCTCGAATTTGCGCCAACAATAATTTCTATGTCGCCGTCCATGTCATAAGCTGTTGCGGCGGTCGTGTTCAGCGTCCCGCCTGCAAACGCCGTGGTGGTTAGCCTTGATGTGTAACCAATGATGGCAGTGCTAGGGGCCGTTGACTGCCAAGTAGTGCCGTTAGAGGTCAAGACGTTACCACTAGCACCGGGTGCCACAAACTGAACCGCTGAAGTGCCGTTACCAACGATCAGGTTGTTAGCTGTCAGAGATGTTCTGCCAGTGCCGCCGAACGGAACGGTTACGGTAGTCAAGGATGCAGCAGATACGATCCACCACGCCGGAGAGGTCGCAGGCGGATTGTTAATGTTGGCTGCCTGGATCGAGGTGTACAAAATGCCATCCGTTCCGACCACGTTTGCGCTCAATCCGTAAGTTGCGGTCGCAGACCAAACAAGCTGAATCGGCACCCACCAGGTATTTTCTGTGAGCGGGTCTTTGTTGATGTTGGCATTCTGAAGCGACTGGTAAAAAAGCTGATTGCGCGTGACCACAGACCCCAGCTTGTAGGTCGTTCCTGCGCTCCACTCCACCGAATACAGAAACGTCCACGATCCGGTAGTTGTGACAGGGTCATTGTTGATGTTGTTGTTTACCAATGAGCGGTAGAACTCGCCATTCGATCCTTTAACAACATCGTTGGCCTGGTAGGTCTTGGTCGAAATCCACGCGTCACCGAAATTGGATTCAGTCTCTCCTACGGGATCCCGAACCAGAATCTGCGTGTTGTCTGATTTGGTCAGGATCGCCTTCGCTACGCCATCGAAGAAGATGTTTGGCTGACGCCCCGCTGCCGTGAGTATCACGGGGTTCGCATTGAGGATCGTATAGTTTACGTCTGCGTAAGTGTTTTTCGGGGTCGTTGTCCCGGTCTCGTAGAAGTAGATTTTCCCGCTGACGAGAGGATCGCCAGCGTCATCGAAATATTGTGTATCGAGCGAACCAAAGCGAGCCATTGCTCATTCCTCGTTTGACTGTTGCGCGCCGAAACCAACTACCGCAGCAGATCGGCCCCTATAATCTGGCGACGCGACCCGGCGAAGCTCTGTCGTCAGCCTGTCCACACTGCCAGTTTCCAAAAGCCGTCGCAGATCATTCGGGTTCATGCCAGCCGTCAAAAGTATGTCGCCAGCTTGAATGAGTCCCTTCAGATAAAGGTCACTGCCTTTCTCGGCCCTCATGTTGTCAATGATACCAGTAACCTCGCGCGCAAGTTGTGTCGGACTTGTCACCAACGATGCAGCCTGACCGAGAGCCTGTTTGTATCCACCGGCTGGCATCAGCGACTCCTTGATCCGCTGAAGCTGTCCGGCGGTCGTCGAGTTGCCGATAACAGCGTTCCTTGTAACAACAAACTCGGTTTCTCGCCTCAGGCTATCCATAAACGCTTGTCGAGTTCTGGGATCAGTAAACAGCGTGCCCAGCTTCATCGCGTCGCCATTTTTGCCGAACAATGCCTGCACCTGGTTGCGAGTTGCTCCAGTGTTGTCAATCCGATTCAAAATGGCTTCTTTTGCGCCCAATATGTAAGCGTTCCTTTCAGGTTGCGTCATTACGCTCGTCAGGTCTCGCAATTCCCGTGCGTTGGTCTGGAAAATCTC